CGGATGCACTGTAGTACCAAACGCCAATGGGGGTCTCACAAGACTCCTAGGAGGGATGCCCATGTCGTTCACCGATCCGCAGACCATCACTATCCCGCCTGGCTCGGCGATCAGCCTCCCGCGCACTAGCGTGGGGGATGACCGTTCCGAGTACCAGTCCGGGGATGGCCTCAACCTGCTTACCGTTTCCCATCAGTACGGGAAGCGGATTCGCAGGATGGTGCGGTTCGATACGTCCAAGATGGCGGCTGACGTGTTCAAGCCCACGGAAAACGTGAAGGTCGGAATGGCGGTTTACACCGTCTTCGACCTTCCGCCCGCGGGCTACACGCCGGCCGAGGCACTCAATGTCTGGATCGGTTTCCGAACCCAGCTGAGTGCCACATCGGACGCGCTCATCTCGAAGCTTCTCGGAGGCGAGTCCTAAGGGGCTCAATTCCGAGTTGACTCTTCGTCGTAAGCTCGAGCTTCATTCTAGCCAACTTCCTCCCCAAGAAGGGGATGAGAAGGATGCCTGGAAGGAGCTCGATCACTTTGTGCTGGAATTCCAACGTAAAGTTGGAGTTCTGCACGAAGCGCTTGCTCCGGAGAGGGACGACCGAGTACCGAACGCCTTGCTGCTCGTAAGAGTAACGGGGCGTCGACGGTCCTGGTCGTTCCGTCTTCGAGATGGGTGACGACGTAGGGCTTGTCTGTTCACCTATCGATCCCGGAATTCCTTTTCGGGAGTCAGGAGTACCGTTGTATACGATACACCCCAACCTCGAGTTGGATTCCGCCACTAAGGCACTGTTGGTCTCGCGAATCGACGACGATAAGTTGTCGGTTGGCTCGGCCTTCGCCGGATTGGGACTGTCCATTTCGGACATCGCCCACGACGGCGACTTCATCGAGCTGTTGTTCGCTAACGCGGACTTCAGCAAGGCGAAGTTGGTGCACAAGTGGATCCGGTTGTACCTGGACGAGGGCTACGACATGATCGGTCCCAACACGGGGCCGAACAGTGTCCGTGGCTGGCTCGTCTAGCATAACCGTCTGGATCTCTTAAGTGAGAAACAGGCAGGTTCCGAATCGCCGAAGTGATTTCGGCGGTCGGAGGAAGTCAGACAAGCTGGCGAAGACGTCACCGGCCGCAAGGGCGGTGGCTGTCCTCATCACGCTGCTGAACTTCTCCTACCTAGTTATCCAAGGCGTTGTCGCAGCTAATCACTGCTAGACGCTTGGGGTGACTTCATCGGGCTAGGGATCGCCAATCTCCCTTAGAAAGGAGGTAGCGTGAAAAGCCTGATGTCCCTCTGGTCCTGTATGGCCAATGAATTGGCCATACGATGCTGCACTAGCGCCACCCGTGACATAAAATATGTCGCGGGGCGGGCTGAACACGAGGGGTTATGGTTTTTAGCCGTAACCCTGGCAGACTTTGGAAAGGCCATCCAAAAATGGCTTGACCAAGGTTTTGTCGTCCCTTCGGACGCTCCGAGCTTTAAAAAGGCTTCGGGGCGTCGTACTGGTCTCCCGGCATTTCTGTCGGGTTTCCTTGGACGTGTGTTCGACCCTAGTAGTGGCGTGCTTCTGGATGAACCAGATATCGAGACAATCTATGCTTTGCGCCAGTTAACTCTGGTGTTCAGCAAGATAGCCTTCTCCGAGGTTCCCCGTAAGGGTGGACCTCGTCAGGATGGCGACCCGTCTAGTAAGACTAAGGTCGTTTCTCCCGAGAGGGAGAAGCTAGCGATGTCTGAGTACATCCAGTGTGAGAACGATGTTAAGCGCTCGGACTCACTCCTGGATGAATCCTTTTTGGAGGATTTCAGGAATATGTCTGAGATGCTATTCGGCAGTTTGTTCGCCAAAGTAGATAGAGATATCTACTGGGGCAGACTTATGCCAAAGCATGGTCCAGGCGCTACTGCGGATCGTCTTCGCGGAAACGCGAAGTACGATCTGCAAACCTGGACCCGGAGGATGGAGCCTGTTTTACCGGCGACATCCTTCCTCTCACCTAGTCCCCGCTTTGATGCGGAGATTGCTGGGAGGCTTAACACCGTCGAACCCGGAGCAGAGATGCCCGTTAGGGTTATCACTGTTCCTAAGACGATCAAAACTCCACGGATCATTGCGATTGAGCCTACTGCGATGCAATATGCGCAGCAGGCCATTCAGCGTGCTCTCCGTGACGCGTTAGGAGAGGATGACTTCCTCTCCCGCGTGATCGGAACAGATGACCAGGAACCTAATAGGTTCTTGGCTTGTGAAGGTTCTCGTAGCGGGAACCTTGCTACGCTAGATCTTAGCGAAGCTTCCGATCGTGTTTCGAATCAGCATGTACTGGCGATGATGTCTGGATATCCGCATTTGTCTGCGGCCGTCCAGGCTACTCGTTCCAGGAAGGCTGACGTACCTGGTTATGGCGTTATACGCCTAGCCAAGTTCGCGTCTATGGGTTCGGCTCTGACGTTTGACCTTGAGGCCATGGTCTTTTTGACTATGATCTTCCTGGCCATTCAGTCAGAGTCAAGCACCTCGCTTTGCCGAGAAGAGCTCATTGAGCGATTCTCGGACAAGGTGCGTGTCTTTGGGGATGACTTGATTGTCCCCAGAGACTACGTGCTTACCGTGATCGATGTCCTGAGTACCTTTGGGTACAAGGTGAACATCGGCAAGTCCTACTGGACCGGAAGGTTCAGGGAATCTTGCGGACGGGAATATTACGACGGCCAAGACGTTTCTATCGTCAAGGTTCGCGAAATGTTTCCGACGTCACGGCAGAACGCTGCAGGTGTTATTGCACTTGTCAAATTCCGAAACCAGTGTTACTGGTCTGGTCTCTGGCAAAGTGCGAAATGGTTGGATGTTCGCATAAGGAAGCTCCTGAAGGAGTTTCCAAATGTGGCTCCAACCGCACCTGTATTGGGTAGGGAGAGCGCACTCGGATATGAATTCCGAACGCTCGACCCGAAGAACCACAGCCCTATAGTCAAGGGCTATCGTGTGGTCGCCAAGGCCCCTCCAAGTCCTTTGGAGGGTCCGGGTGCCCTACTCAAGTGTCTCCTCGGAGATTCGCAGTGGCAAAGATTCGGCTTGCCAAAGCCGGAACCACTTGCGAGTCTCGTCGTCGACGCGAAGAGCGTTGACGATGAGCACTTGGAGCGTACTGGACGCCCCGAGCGCGTCAGCATCAAGCTCGGGTGGCAGCCTCCTTACTAGGAGGCGAGGGCCTTAGTGCCTGGTGGGAGATACCAAGTATCCCCGCTGCCGCGACAGGACCAGAATATTAGTCTGGGCCTAGCACGGCGGCAAAAAGGAGGTTCTGGCGGGCTTAATGTCCGCTAGAATTCTCTATGGGAGATGCATTTGGCAGTGCATCTCCC